CGTACCAGCGATGATGTTGTACTTCCCGCCAGTATCAACCTTCAGGTTGTGGCTGACATACAGCGTGAAGCGGTCCACCATACCAAGGCGACCATTGCGGATCACGGAAACACCGTCACCAACAAGAGAAGCATCCTTCAGCTCGGACTTCTTGATCAGACCAGCCATGCGGGCCGGGATCACCAGGAAGCGACCAGCTTCGGGGCAGTTAGCTTCATCAAGCACGGTGCCCATATCCACAATCAGATCGAGCACGGAAGCAGTGCCACCAGCGCCATCCTTGGACACAGACAGCGGAGAAGCGGTCGTGCCGAGGTTGAACGCGGAAGACACCGCACCAGCGGTGGCGCCCTTGTTACCAGACGCAATGTCCGGCAGCATGTCGGTCAGAACGCGCTGGTCGATCTTGATCTTCATCTGCTCAGAAGCATCCTTGGACCACAGGTCCATCAGCTTCACATCAGACTGAACGCGATCAATATCATCCTCAACGCAAGCGAAATATTCGCCCTTGTCGATAACCAACTGGAGCTTCGGCTTGTCGGGGTTCTCCACGACAAGATTTTGCCCCTTGACGTAATCGCGGATCGTGATGTTCGGGGTCGTACGGATATTCACCGTATCACCCTGATTACGAATCTCGCCTTCGTAGTCAGTGTTGGAAATCGCCGCGAGGACCGTGGCGTCATAGAAGTTTTCGATCAGTTTGCCGGACCAAATCTCAGGGATGAAATTCCCCGAGTAGTTGGGACGGCCAGGAGCAACAGGGAAGCTCATAGCTTATCTCCATTTAACCATTTGCGACAATGCGATTCTCCCGCTGTGCGGAAAAGATATCGCGCTCGATACGGTCGCGTTCAGCTTCCTTACCCCGATAAACACCCTTACGAACATCATCAAAGAACTTGGCGATATCCTTATGGGAATAGGTCTTCGGTGCTTGTGTAGAGGGGACACTGCCCCCGCGACTACGCCCCGGAGCTACTTGCCTATCAAGTTGAGAATCCGACGCACTCCGATTGGGTTGAGCAACAGATTGGCCATTCATTCCCTGCCAAGCCGTGAAGAAAGCAGCAACACGCTGAACATTGAGATTGCGCTGAGCATCCTCTAGGTAGGTCTGACGAGACACACCAGTAAGCGGATCAACTTCAAGAAGCCATTGCTGGAACCCCTTGTTATCGTTGATGTTGCGCCAATCCGGTACTGATGTCGTTAGATCATTCCAGAAAGTCTGTTCAGCCGTCATGGCTTGCCGGTGAGCAACTTGCTCAACACGCGGGAGAACACTGGTTTGCACCTGCCGAAGCATCTGCTCCAATTCAGCAATGCGGCGATTAGCTGCTGATACTTCTTCTCTAGTCACGCGGCGCATGACTTCGATAGAATCGCCGTAGTCCTCAAGGTCTTTCTCAGTCACCAGTTTCTCAGCAGTAGCTGCCGGAGCCTGGGGAGCCGCAGAAAGGGAAGACAGTAACTGCTCTAGTTGCGTAACCCTGCCATTAAGTTGCTGATTTTCCGCCCGTAACCGGCCAGTATCAGCGTTGTACATGCCTTGCAGGGTGCGATACCGCTGCTCAGCAACATCTTCAGAATTGGTGTCTGACCGCCTTTGCTCGTTAGGCGGGGACTTAGGTGCAGTATCCTGGTCACTGTCGGCTGTCGAGCTGTGTGCATCAGCAGCACCCGCAGAATCTACGTTATCCGTAGAATCGGCATCGGTGTTACCCTCCGCATACATCTTAGCAATAGCCTCAGATTGACGACGAATCTGCTCAGGAATAGCCACAGAACGCTCCTTCTCGGTATGCGTGGTTTCTCTATCAGCTACCCTTGAGGGGGTTTTGCCGATAAATTGGGGGAATCCTGCACCAAACGGCACAGTTCTGTCAACACCTGACATCTACCCTGGGAGACGGCAACGGTAGAAACAGACGCGAATGGGAGGTTATCCATCTCGCGCTGCCGCCACTCCTGCAACCAGGGGAGTAAGGTGTGGTTAAGCCTAGCTAACGCCGCGATTACATCATCAGGGGGTCGCTTCACGCAGACACCCCTGTGTTCTGGTTAGCCACTAAGTTCGTCTGAGGCTGGCCACCACCGGGGGCAGGGGGAGCCTGTTGACCCTGTGGCGCTGCCGGAGGCGCGGCCTGAGCCTGTTTAAGCCGGGTAAGGTAGTCGAGCTTCTCCCGGGATGGCACGATGTCATCAACGGGCATCTGAAGCCCCTTGGCAACTTCCCGAAGGATCGCTGCCCGGCCATCAATCCCGATGATCTCCATGTCGATCTGGTTGGCCGTTGAGTTGAGGAACTCAACCCGACGAACATTGACCGTCTCACGAACCGCAAGGTTGATAGCGCCACGCGGAATGATCTCGGCGTCACCCTTGATCGCCTCATCCGGGTCGTACCGCATGTTGTACACGAACTGGCGGCGCACAATCGGCTTCGTCACATCGTTGTCTATGTGCATGACCACCTGCCGGATACCCTTACCAGCAGACCCCATCAGCATGGACAGGCCAGAGGCAGTACGACCAGCGCCACGTACATCCACATCACCGTAGATATAGGCCGGGATACCCGAGTGATCGTCGGCCAAGCGGCTGAACCGCTCATACACGGCCATCAGGGTGTTGGCATTGTCGTTAGGCTGGTTGAACCGCACCGCCGGGGCAGAAGAACCCAATGGATCATTCAGCGTCTGCCAAATCTTCCAGGGGTACATCTGAGTGAGGTCTTCGTTTGGCGGGATTCGGTCAAGATTAACTTCAACCTGCGGGCCAGATGCCACGGCCATATTATTAACGAGCGCCCGCGCTGCCGCGTTACAGATATTCTGTAAATCCTCGATAATCTCAGGGATTCCGCGACCCCAAAATGCGCCCGGAGTCTTGATAAAAGAAGTCTTAGCATAGGGCTTCTCGCCAAGCGGATCGTAGTTCAGCACAGCCTTGACTACGTAGTTACCTACCAGCCAGACATTTGCGTCATACTCACGAGCCTCATCAGGCACTTCCGTGGCATCCATGCCCCATTCGCGGAGCATCTTGCCGCTGACCTTACCCCAGAACTCAAGGGCGTCGAACAGATCGGTCGGGCGCATCTCGGTGTAGTACTTGCGCTCCTCCTCCTCACGCTGCATCTCCGTGGTCTCGGAGACCCAGGTTTGGCCCGGCCCGTCTTCCAGGGCTTTACGGATAGCACCATCATCATACCCAGGCACACCGATGAGGTCGGCCAACGCGGTACGGCTCAGCCGATGATGCTCAAAGATATATCCGTCATTAAGTCGCGTGATGCCCGGCTCGGGATAGATATTGAACGGGCTGACACGCTCAAACTCAGGCGCCAGTCGCTCACTAGCCTCAACAATCGTACGCCCATCAGGGCTCTTGGACCAACCAAGATGGCGTTGCCGCCGCACAATCGGCCCCTTGATGAAGGCGCAAGGGAAGGTCACCAAATCGGTGATAAACTCGTTGAACGCATCAGCCCAGCCGCCCTGAGCAAGCTGGTCATCAATACGAATCTTCATCGCATCAACGCGCGTCTGAGCAGACTGAAGGATTTTGAAGCGGTATTCCTGCGCCACCATCTCCTTCACTTCAAGCATCTGGGTTTTGTTGGGGGCTTGCCCAGTCTGCTGAATGATGTCGAACACGCGCTCAGCAAAGGCGTCTTGGATTTCTTGGGTATGGTCAGGCGATAGATCAGGGATAGGCGTAGGCTGCATATCCCAGGGGGGAGAACCAGTATCAAGCAAGATATCACGCAGCCAGCTCTCAGCCGCGCGACACTTCACTTCAGTCAGCATCATATAAACTTCAGAGCCGCCCTGCTTGCGAATAGCCTGAAGTTTATCCGCTTCATACTCGCCATTGCGCTGCCGCATAGCTTTGAGCATGGAGTCATTGATAGGGTCTTTGGCGATACGCGCCGCATCCCAACACTCGCGCATGTAAGCAGCAAGGCCAAGGATGAGATCGCTGCTCTGCCGTGCCTGAACCTCAGCATCCATGCGCTCACGCTCAACGCGATCAATCTCAGTATTGCTGACAACGCGAAGTATGGAGAGCCCTGGCATGGATTACACGCTACTCGCAGGGCCGCGAAGGACAAGATAGATATCAACAGCATCGGATGTGCCGCCGCTAATCGCAGGGCGTAAGTAAACCGCAGAGCGGCTAAACTCAAACTGCCCGGCTGCTGTGGCACTCACGGTGGTACCGTGCACATCCTTGATATCAGCATAAGTCGTACCGTCATTCGATGTCTGCAACTTCACAGTCGCACCACCAAAGGTACCAGCGAACTGCACCGATGCGTTAGTAGCAAGCCGACCATGCACAGCATAAGCAGTAATGGTATCACCCGTAGCGACATTCTCCCACAGGAGATAGGGAATACCTTCAGCGGTGCGGCTAAGGACCGGGGAGACGGTGGCCATAATAAATCCCTCTACGGCTCAGTTTGGGTAAACCTAGCGAGCTTCACCGCACTTTGCAAGAGATAACAAAAACCCCCTCCCACTGAGGCAGCAGCGGAAGGGGGCAAGTCGGGGAGGAATGGACAAACGAGGAGAACGCACCCCCGGAAAACCGGAGACACAAGATATAGTATCAAGTCCAACC